GCAATGAAATGGTTTAAGTTTGTTGGCCGTATTGCTGGTAAAAATAACCTGGCACTTGAATGGGTTACGCCTTCTGGTTTACCAGTACACCAGGAGTACAGCGATACAAGACTATCCAGGATAAGAATGAAATATTTATCTGATATTTATTTAGATATACGAACACAAGTAGATAAACCTGGTTTAGATACCAAGAGAATGAGCTATGCTTTATCTGCAAACGTATTGCATAGCTTTGATAGCAGTCACATGGCAGCTACAACTGTGGATGCAATGAAATACATACAAAATATAGGAGGCATACACGACTGCTTTACCACCACTCCAGCAGAGATGTCAAAGTTAAGAGACTCAGTACGAATAACTTTTGCAGATATGTATGCACATGATTGGTTAACAGATATAAAGGTAAAGCTAACATCACAAATACCAGGCACGAAGGGTATGCCTAGTGAGCCACAGCACGGAACATTAGACCCTAATATCACACGTTACTCAAATTATTTCATCACATGAAATCCGAAACGCTTATCACAAAGACACCTGTATGTAGGTTTCAATATACCTGGTTAGTAGAACCAGATACTAAGTACGATCCATTATGGAAAGTCACTTGCCTTATAGACCCTAACCAAGCACTTGAGCTAGAAAGAGAACTAGATGGTTACCTTGAGAATTGGAAGAGGCAATTAAAGACAGCCAACCCTGACAAGAAATTTAAATTAGCACCTAAACCCTGGAGCTACGCAACTGTAGATGATGGCGATGGTAGTAAGAATTATTTTGTAGTAAAAACTAAGATGCCTACTGGCGGTATCAATAGAATTACAGGAGAGCAATGGCACATGACACCACCTGTACTTTTTAATTCTGAAAATAAAATTATGACAGAAGAAGAAAAGCAAAAGGTAAACAAGTGCGGTATTGGTACTCTTGGTCAAGTTAACTTGCGTGTCATGGGTTATGACGGCAACTTTGGGGTAGGTGTTAAGATCCAGCCACAAGCAGTCAAGATACACAAGCACGTTGAGTATGTAAAATCTGCACAGGATTATGGTTTCGATGACACAGCGCAAACGTCAACAGCAACAGCAACAACGAGCAGCTTCGACAACGAAGAGGAGTTCTAGCTATCGAAGCAAGTTTGAAGCATCGGTTGCAAAGAACCTGGTCGACAACAAGATTAAATTTTCCTATGAAACCATCAACATTGATTACATCATCTCTAGCAGTTACTGCCCTGACATCATCTTTGATAATGGAATCATTTGTGAAATTAAAGGCTTATTCCGAAAGGAGGAGCGCAGAAAACATCTTGCGATCAAGGCGCAACATCCCACATTAGACGTTCGTTTTGTTTTTCAAAACAGCAAGACGAAACTTAGCAAAGCTAAAGGAAGCCTGACCTACGCTAAATGGTGCGAGAGGCATGGCTTCCTCTACGCTGACAAAATTATCCCACCAGAATGGTATGACAACTCAGGAAAAAATACAGCAAGCAGAAAAAAGAATTAAAGAATTAGAACGCCTTATTGCTTACTGGAAAAATGACAAGTAAGTACATAAGCAAAGAACCTTGCCCATCGTGTCAGTCGAAAGATAACGTAGCTGTCTATGACGATGGACATAAGTATTGCTTTGGCTGTGGTTGGCAGTTCCAACCGCCTAAAGATAAACCTATTAAGTTTGAGAAACCATTTAAGATGAAGGTTACACCGCTACTACCATTTGTTACACCAAAGGCTTTACCTAAACGTGGAATCACTAAAGAGACTTGCGAGCTATATGACTATGGGTATGCAGAATACAATAACCAGGTAGTCCAGGTAGCTACATACCACGACAAGATAGGCAAGCCAGTTGCACAGCATCTTCGATACAAAGACAAGAGATTTGGATGGGTTGGAGACACTAGCAATATGCAACTTTGGGGTCAAAAAATTTGGAGACAAAACCACGGAACAGAAACCAAAGTCTTTGCTGTAATTACAGAGGGCGAAGTTGATTGCCTCACTATCAGCCAAATTCAAGGCAACCGCTTTCCTGTAGTTAGTTTGCCAAATGGCTGTCAATCGGCTAACAAGTACATAGCTGCAAACTTAGAATGGTTATCTCAATTCAATCGTATTGTAATTTGTTTTGACTCAGACAAGCCTGGCATGGATGCTGCCGAGAAAGCAGTTGAAATCCTACCTCCTGGCAAAGCAGCAATATGTAGACTGCCAAGAAAAGACGCTAACGAAATGCTCCTCGCAGGAGAAGGGGAGGAACTTAAGGATTTATTATTCAAAGCAATCCCTGCTAGGCCAGATGGAATACATAACGCCTATGATTTGTGGGAACAGCTGATAAAGAAAGACGAGACAGGTGTATGTAGTTATCCGTTTCCTATCCTTAACAAGATGTGTCAGGGGTTTCGTAAGCAAGCACTTGTAACTATTTGTGCAGGGACAGGATCAGGTAAAAGTTTACTTTGCCGTGAAATGGCATATCACTTTCTTAACAATGGATTAAAGGTAGGATGGATTGGCTTAGAAGAAAGCAGTAAGAGAAGTATGCAAGGCATATTATCTATTGCGTTAAATAAACCATTACATTTAGAGCAGGATAAGGTAGACGAAAAAGAATTACGCCAAGCATTTGATTATATATTTGCTGGCAATAGGTTTTTACTCCTGGAACACTTTGGCTCGTTAGATCCAGACAGACTATTAGAGCAGATAACGTACATGGCAACAGGAGAAAACTGTGACGTTATCTTTTTAGATCACATAAGTATTGTTGTATCAGGGTTGACTGTGGGAGATGAAAGAAAACAAATAGATGTATGCGTAACTAAGTTACGACAGGTGGTAGAAAAGACAGGTGTAGGTTTAGTTATGGTCAGTCACTTGCGTAGGACTGATGGCAAGCCAGCAGAAGATGGAGGAGATATAAACCTAGCCAGCCTAAGAGGTAGCCAATCAATAGCTCAACTATCCGACTTAGTTGTATGTGGTATTAGGTCGCAGACTGACGAAGAAAAGAACAACGAGCTACAACTAAAAGTGTTAAAGAATAGACACACAGGTTGCCTGGGCATGGCAGATAAACTTACATATACAGAAACAACAGGTCGCCTTATGGTGGCTGCATCAGATTTTTTTGGGGAAAAATTATGACACTATTGATAGATGCTGATTGGTTAATCTATTCTTCTTGCTGCGCTTGCGAAGTAGACTTTCGTGCTGACGATGGCACACACTTACTGCACAGTACAGAAAAAGATGTAATGGATCTTATAGACATAAGAGTAGAAGGATACAAGAAACTAGCTGACGATGATAGTGGAGTCATCATGTGTTTTACTCAGTACCCTACGTTTCGACATGGAATATACCAGGACTACAAAGCTAACCGCATAGGTCAACGGCATCCACTTGCATTAAAGGATGTAAGGCAGATAACAAAAGAGACATATCGCTCTGTTGCATTTGAAGGATTGGAAGGCGATGACGTTATGGCATTGCTTGCTACTAATGGTCAACATGAGAACCCTGTTATAGTTTCTCCTGATAAGGACATGAGAGGTGTTCCCTGCACACTACTAGCAAAGGATGACCTGGAGTTAATTACAAGAAAGAAAGCGGATAGGTTCTGGATGCAGCAAATATTATCAGGAGATCATACAGATAATATTGAAGGACTTGTAGGAGTTGGGCCAAAGACAGCAGAGAAAATGCTAGAGGATGCAACGACAGTAGAAGAGATGTGGGATAAAGTAGTTAAACACTACGAAAAGAAAAACAAAACTTATGCTGATGCCGTAATGACGGCACAGCTAACTCGCATCTTACGAGATGGAGAGTACAATTACACTACAGGAGAAGTACAATTATGGCAGCCATTGACCCTGCAATAGACGAAGGCTATCCAGCTATTGATGAAGCACTTATTATTAAATTAAAAGAGAAATTTCCAGAGCGATGCCCTAGTATTGATATGACTGATCGTGAGATTTGGGTATATTCTGGCATAGTAAAGCTGGTAAATATACTCGAATCCGTTTATATTGAACAAAACAACCTACAAAATTAAAACTATGTGCGGTGGAGGCGGCGGCGGCCCTAGCAGAGCAGAAACTCAAGCAAGACATGAGGAGCAGATGGCTTTGCAACGTGAACAGATGGCTTTGCAACAGCAGCAGTTTGAAGAAAACTTAGCGTTTCAACGTGAAAGATTTGAGCAGCAACAGGCAGCAGCATCTGCACCACCACCAGCACCACCAGAAGAAATAGCAGAGACAGCAGCAAGTGCAGCTGATTTACCAGCAGCAAACGAAACATCAGGAAATATGTTAGGTACGCCTGGTGAGCCTGGCTTGCTTTACAATATTGCAAGGGCTGCAATGGAAGGCAGAATTACAGGTGGTAGAGGTAGGAGAAGATATAGAACTGATCTCATGCCATACGCTTCGGCAATAGCACCTTTGCAAATATCTACGATGGAAAATGGATCAGGGAAAAAAACTATAAAACCAGATAATTATAGCAGCAGCGCATGAAAATAAAATTAACTAACAATGTTGATGCGCAATCTGCTCTTTATGGAGTATTAGGCGGTACAGCAGCGCAACGCTATGAGCAGTTACGTGTAGATAGAAACTCTCCGCTGATGCGTGCAAGAGATTGTAGCAAGGTAACTATTCCTGGATTGATTGAAGATGAAAACTATGGAGATGCTGGTAGGTTAGATACTCCATATCAATCATTAGGCGCAAGAGGTGTTGGTCATATGACATCTAAACTTGCAGTAACTCTTTTCCCTACAAACGAAAACTTTTTTAAACTAGAAATAGATAGCCTTGCAATACTTGCGAGCAACCAAAACCCACAAATGATAACCGAGTTTGATTCTGCTTTAGTAAAAGTAGAGCAAGCAGTTATGAGACTTTTTGAAACTTTAGGTGGTCGTGCTGCTATGCACGAAGCATTAAAGCATTTACTTGTAGGCGGCAACGTACTTCTGTATATAAGTGACGAAGGAATAAAAGTTATACATTTAGATTCTTATGTACTATGTCGTGACCCTATGGGTAACGTGACAGAGATAGTAGTGGAGGAAGAGATATTTAGAGATGCCTTACCAGAGGAGTATTTAGAGGAAGAAGATGAAGAAGAAGATCAGATGGAAAAAAGAATGGTTAAAATATACACCTGTATAAAATACATTGATGGTCAGTGTCACTGGTATCAAGAAATAAAAGGCAAAGAGATACCAGGCACACATGGTAAATGTGCCGCAGATGTATCCCCCTGGATCGCTCTACGCCAAGATCGAGTCGATTCAGAAATGTACGGAAGGTCGTATGTAGAGCAGTATTATGGCGACTTACTTGCACTAGAAAATTTATATAAATCTATACTTGAAGCAAGCGCAAGCCTAAGTAAAGTTTTATTTTTATGCAATCCAAATGGTACAACTAGGCCACGCACACTTAGCCAGGCATCGAATGGAAGTATCGTACAAGGCAACGCTGCCGATGTCACAGTCTTACAGGCTGCTGGTAAATCACAAGATTTACAGATAGCTAATCAAACAATAGAACGTATAGAAAATAGGTTAGCTTTTGCTTTCATGCTTAACACAGCGATACAAAGACCAGGAGAAAGAGTAACAGCAGAAGAGATAAGATATATGGCGCAGGAATTAGATGCTGGTATTTCTGGTTTATATTCCATACTTAGCCGAGAACTACAGCTACCACTTGTTAGGCGACTAATACACATACTACGTAGAAAGCGTAAGTTACCTGACTTTCCGAGAAGCGAAGTGACAGGAGAGCCGCTGATAAAAGAGAAGGCGGTTACAGGTATAGAAGCTATAGGTCGTGGCGATGATCGCAATAAACTTATAGACTTTATACAAACTGCTAACCAGGCACTTGGCCCAGACGTTATGGCTAAGTTTTTAAATGTTGAAGAAGCGTTGCGTAGGCTTGCTGCCAGCGGTTCAATTGACACAACAAATTTAGTTAAAACTTCACAGCAGTTACAACAGGAAGCAGCAGCGTTAGCTGATGCTGAAGCGCAAGCACGGCAACAGCAGTTGTTAGAGACAGGAATTAAATCCCCTGCAATGGCGCAAGCCGTTAAAAACTTTCAAGGTGCAGATCCCGATAGGGCTGCCCAGGCACTACAAGCAGTTACAGATCAAACAGGAGGTATAGATGCCAACCAATTCGCAGAAGCAGTCCAACAAATCAACTAAAAAGCGTGACGAGAATGGTCGTTACGTTAAAACAGACGTACCTACCGCGCAAGGTGTAAAAGAAATCGCAGTACAAGGCGCAGATTTTGTAGAAACTGATACACCACAGTTGAAAATTACTCGCAACCCTGATAAAAACGAAATCGTTATTAATTAAAACTATGCCAGAACCTATAACCATCAAAGAAGAACCCACTACAGCCGTAGATCCAAACGCTGCGCAGGAACAACAAATCACTGAAGAGGATAATGTTGAGATACAAGGCGAAGAGAAATTACTTGCTGGTAAATACAGAAGCCAGGATGAACTTGAAAAAGCCTATTTAGAGTTACAAAGAAAACAAGGTCAACAGCCGCAAGAGCAAAAACAAGATACAACAAAAGCAGACAGCGGCGAGCCACAAACAGCAAAAGAAATTTACGGAGATTTTGTTGGCGGAAAATTAGAAGAGGCTGGTGTTGATTACACAAATATGAATGAACGCTGGCAAAAGAACGGCAAGCTAGAGGACTCTGATTATGAATCATTAGAGAAAGCTGGTTTCAATAGAGAAATGGTCGAGCAATATTTAGATGGCGTGCAATATAGAGCTACAAAAGACAATCAATTAAACGCACAGCAAGTTGTAGATTTGCAAAATGAA